GCCTCCTAAATTATTGAACTTTCATTACATAAATGTCATCCATTCTTTCGAAGGAAGGCAGCATAATAGCATCTACAACAGTAAATACATTTACCGGATGTGGTTCTTTAACTGTGGTAATGGCAACACCATTAGCTACAACAGAAACAGAAGCGGAAGAATTACCGCTCATTAAATCATATTCTTCGGGAGTAGTACCAAACCAAGTATTACCTAAAGAATAACTCGGTAACAAAGTTACATATCCATCAGGATAGAATTTATGGTCAACACCTTGTTCATCTTTGAACATCTTATCATATGTAATGATTTCAAGTTGAGTTTCTTGACTTACAAAGGATTTAGCCTGCGCGCTAGAAACCAACATATTCGGAGCTGCTAATGGATTCATAAATTTCTTAATGGATTCAGAAGCCAACATATCTCGCAATGTTTTAGTTGTCATCAATGCACGGGTAAGAGTGACACCATATTGATCAGCCATTGTAGTTGTTGCGTCAAGTAAGTCACCAATCGGATCATTTACAGCTTTCTTTTCTTGAGTCCAAACACCATCACCAGTCAAAGTGATTTTATGGTCGGAAGCCCAATCGCCGTCAGGATCATAATTATATTGATAACTAATATCACGACCAGTGCCTGCGGTTGCAGTAACAGAGATAGTACCATCTACCAACAAGCTCATACGCATACGTTCTGCTTGTACCAATGCACCATCTACAAGACGAGTAATATCGTCATATACACGTGCAATAGTAGGCTGTGCAAAAGGAATGCCTTTAGCCAACAGATTTTGAATATCCTGACGTTCTTTTTCACCAATACGAGTTGCTTCACGGAAGAACGGCATTTCCGTAGAAACTTCAGTAACACCAATACGATCTCTTAAAGTCGCTTTGGTATCAAAAGCAGACGGTTGCAATGCAACAGGAAGTTGATTACGACCTTTAATCCATGCAAGCTCAAGACCATTATTTTTATTATTGGGGAAAAATTGACTACCAATCATAGGATTTTTCATGGCTGTATTAACATCAGTCCAATAAGCTGCAATGGCCTTTGAATCAAAAATTTCAAAAATAGATTTCATTTCTATTATTCTCCTTTACTAATAATTAACCATCAACAGACGCATCCGCAGGTTGTAAGATGGTCATGTCATCTTTTAAGAAATAAATCATTCTTAAATTTTTAAGTGCTGCAACTGATGGCGGAGTAGGTAAACGATCTGCTCGAATAAATCCATGTAAAACAATAGCCATGGAAGCATCACTTTCAGTTACATCATAATCTTGCAATACAACACCAATCGCTTTATTGTCATTAGACGGATAAATAGTACCCGCTTTAATAATAAAACGATCACCTTCTTTAACTACCATACCACCAGCCGCTGTGGCTTTTGTGGCCTTTCTTGCAATAGGTACATAGTGATCAGGCATTGCAAGAATATGCTTAGCAGAATCGTAAGCAATAGTTTTGTACTTCATTGTCATTTTTAATTTCCTCCTTCTGTCTGAATCCCAAGCATTTGAAGTTTTTGTTTTGCTAAAGATTTACCGAAATCTTCACTTGTTGTAGGCTCTTTTTTATTGGTATCACTGTCCCTCGGTGTATTGCCACTAGGATTTCCAGGATTATCCGCAGGTTTAAACAAGAAAGATTTATCTTTTTGCAAAGATTCAACCTGTTCTTTCAGTCCACTAACAACCTTGTCCCCATCTAATTTAATTAGACTTAAATCGATTAACCCTTTTACAAGTTGCAAATCGTGCGGTTTATTTTCGCCAGCTAATAAGGCTAATTCAACTGCATTAACTTTGCGTAATTTTTCGAGCTGCTCTTTATACTCAGTTTCCTTCGTAGTAGCCTCGCCCTGAAGTTTTTCGATTTTGGCGGCAAGTTCAGCATTAGTACCTTCAAATTTTTTCAATTTTTCCAGTTCTGTTTTATTGCTGTTGACTGTTGCAACAAGGTTTTCATTCTCTGCCTTTAGCACATCATAAGTCCCTTTAGGCACATATCCTTCCATAGCTGCATTATGCAGTTGTATTGCTTTTTCTGCTTGTTCTTCTGTTAAGCCAAAAGCAATCAAGGCTTCTTTTGTCATACCATTCGCTCCTTTTCATAAAAAATGTACTCGTAGAATCATCTACGAGTACATTATACAATATAAATTCTTAAAATTCAATATAAAAGTTCTTATTTATTTACATATTCTTTTAACCATTGTTTATAACTGATATTTTTATCAACTGTATAATAACTTTCTTCTTTAGCAATGCGTTGTGTATAAGATTGCCCATCTATAACTGGAACAGTTGTTGTTCTACAATTTGGATGAAATGGTGGAAAGTTTACCCCTCGTTCAGCTTTAGATACTTTAAAAATTCTACCGTCCATACTTATACAAATTTCTGATGTTTTAAAATCCAAAGTTGCTAAAAGTTGATATTCTTTTATGCCAGCTTGTGTATAAGCTTGTAAAGCCGCCTGATTTGCTACATTATTCATTTCAGTTCTGACTAAAGTCATTGCTACACCTTGGCGTGTATTCATAGCACTGGCAATTTTATCAGCAACATATCTAGATGGTTTTCCAGCCGCAAAAGCTAATTGCATTTCTTTTTTAAGATTATAAATTAGCATTTCTTTATTTTTCCAAAGACGATCACTAAAATCCTCTCCTAAATAATTTTGTGAGAGAACACTAATAACTAAATCTTTGGAAGGGGTAGTGAAGGACATGCCTACGCCAGAATAAGTCTGCACGTCATATAAAGTATGGTAATACATATCTTCATAGCCTTGTAGGTATATATTCGGTTGTTGATCTTCCTGTTTTAATAATAGCATTTCAATAGCATGCCTATATTCGGCTATTAATAATTCTAATCTGGATAATCTTGCATGATCTTGAAGTTCCTTTAAATTTTTAAGGTAACTTTGAGCATTTTTAGTATCATACTGTGAAGCCTGTTCAATATAATCTTGAATAATTTCTTTAAATTCTGATAATTCTTTACCGGATAATCTTTTTTTAGCCATTTCCAAAGAAATTTTATTTTCTTCTGCATATTTAGCATAAAAAAGCATTAATTCTTCCTGAAGCTCTTTAATTACTTTTTTATATTCTTTAGCTAATTCAAGATTATAATCAACTGCAATATCTTCCACAGCTTGCAAATTACGTTCTGCTCTTTGTTGCCAATAATCCTGATTACTCATTATTTCCTCCATAAGAAGCTCTTGTTAATTTTAACTGCATATCAAGTTCTTTTTGTTGTTCTTCTTCTTGTTCTTTTTCCAATAAACGAATCTCTTCTTTTGAATCAATAACCCATGGATGATTCGAAACAATAGTTTGTTTACTAATAACACCTTCACTATTTTTACAATCGAGAATTGTTTGGGCTTCATTAGTAATCATATCAGTATTAAAGATGATATCGAAATCTTCAGAAGTAAAATCTTTATTATTAAATGTTTTTTCGTGTTCTTTAATAAACCATGCAAGAGATTCTAATGCTTCAATTACTTGCACACCTATATCGTTACAATCCAAAGACAAATCAATATATTTAAATTTTAAAGCTTCACCACTAATATCTCGCATTTCATCTTGTTGAGTATCTACACCCGAACCATCTTCATAAATATCTTTACGTAAACGATTTAAATGTAATTCGGCTCCCTCTAATTTAAAAGGTATATCTAAATTAGTAAGATCGCCCTCTTCCGTTACATAGGCAACTTTTGTTTGCTTTAAATTAAGCATAAATTCATCTTTATCTGTGCCATCATAACCTTTAACAATACGAATACTATTAGGAACATCATGAATTTGATCACTAATATCACTGGTAATGGAATCATAGTCATCTATTAAAGTTTTGATGTATCTTAATAATGGCAATTCTTCCATGTTATATTTAATACAAACAAAAGGAACACGTCCCCAAGACATAGGATCGGATACATAAATAGGATTTCCAAATTCATCTGTATCAATTAAACCATTTTCATTAGTTTTCTTCTTCTTAATTCGAAAATGACTATCAACAAAACTTTCTTTATCCGGATCAATTCGTATTCCACCAGCTGTTAATTCATAAAACCAAACTCCTTGAGGTGTATAGTATTCAATTTTTTGATGTGGAATTTGATCTCCATTTGGCTTGATTTCCATAATTTCATAAAATCGAATTACTGCATCTAAAACTGTATGGTCTGCATCTGCCCAAAAAGGAATAATTTCATAATCAGGCATTCTTTTAAATAATAAATTTCCATCTTCATCATAATAAACTTGAAACCAATTAATTCCGGAAACAACAGCTTGTCTAACCATATTTTGTAAACGACGAAGAAATTTTTTATTAAAATAACCTTGAAGAATTTGTTCAAACTCTTCATTTTTACATTTGATGGTAAAGGCTTTACTTAAAAGATAGTTAACTTTTTGATTTACTAATTTACGATAAAAAGAATGTCTTAATTTAACATTAGACACAGTATTATCAATAATTTGTAATCCTTCGCGATTAAAATAAAATCTTATTTTATTATCAATCTCGGTTTCATTTTCAAAATACTCTCTTGCTACTTTTCTTTCCTTAAACAAAGCACTATTTTGAAATTGTTGAACAGCCCCAGTTAAAAAATCTTCTTGTGGTTTACCATAGCTACTCATACGACGAATGTTTTCTGCATTAAAGTCATTTGGATCAATTCTCATAAAATCAGGTAATTTTAACATAATAACCTCCTAAAAACTAAATGTTTTGCGATTACATCTTTCAGTTGCATATCTTAGTGCGTCCATTAAATGATTATATTCATCCATAGGTTCATTAATTGGTTTTCCAGTATCTTTATCCTTATCCCATACATAGTTACTAAATTCAACAACATGATTCATGCAGCGTGGATGAACATAAATATGATAATCTTGCAATTTTTGAATACCTGCAAGAACGCTACCCTTACCTTTTTTAGCAGCTTTAATACGATTTAGACCTAATAATCTTAATTCGTTAATTGTTCTTGCATCCTCATTATCTGCAATAATAACATCATTCATATACCCCTTATATCTAATATTGTCACGAATTTGTTGATTTGTTAGTTGAGTACGATAAATTTCATCGTAAACAAAAATTTCGTATTTATCCTCGTCAACAAAAATACAACTCATTGCAGTTGGGTCATTCGTATAGCCAAAGTCAAGACCTTTGAAATCTCTATAAATTGGAATACCTTTTTTATTTTTAACATCTCTAAAATATGAGATATCAAAATCAGCTTCTTCCCAATTACTATAGATAAGACCTTCCGCAATACCCCAATCTCCCATTCCTTCGATACTATAACGACGAGGATTAGTACGTTTCATTTCTTCAAATATTTTTATATCATCTTCGCCTAAAAATTCATTGCATTGATAATTTGTTGTTAAAGCTAATATATTTACATTATCGGCTTTATCAAAAAATCTCTTTTTAATCCAAATTTTATCAGACCACGGATTGAATGTAAAAGTATGTTGTTTAAATAATGGATAAGGTATAGCGCCACGAATTGATAAGTCAACCTTATTAAATTCATCTTCATTAGAACATTGAAAAGCTTCTTCCCACCATACCCAGCAAATATATCCATCTTCTACTGTGATAGATGTGATTGATTGTGCGTCGTCCATGCCTCTAAAGAATATCTTTTGTCCGGAAGGTTTATAAGTGATTTCCAAAGGATTAACTGTGCAATGCCATAAATGGTCTACACCTAATCTATTAATAGCCCATTTCAACTGTCTATAAGTAGAATCTCTGTGTGTATTATAGTAACGTCTAACTACCATTGTGTTCGGTTTTAATCTATACCGTTCGTAGAACTTCATCATATTATAGATATACCATAAAGCAGTAGTACAGGATTTTTTACTACCACGACCACCTTTTAAGCATCTATAACGACCTTTAAAGTTCCAAAATTTGGCGTAACCACGACCAACAATTTCTGCTATATTAATTGTGGTCATTGAGCCCACCTCCACATAAATCCACCATAAGTAGTCAATTTTTTATTAGCAGCTTTACAAATACCACTATTATCAATGTTAAAATATTTACTAGCTTCTATAGCAGAATTAAATATATACAATAATTTTCCTTTCTTATTCAAGCAATAAATAGCTTTGTTATTTATTGTTTTACCCTTTAATGCACAAGCAATTTTTTTCATTCTACTACCATAACTATTATTGTAAGCACAAGTACACCATTCCAAATTAGATACTTCATTGTTGGCTTTATTTTCATCTTTATGATTAACTTGTGGAAAATTTAAAGGATTATCAATAAAAGTGGTTGCAACTAAACGATGAATATAAAAATCTTTACCTTTTAATTGAACTCTTAAATAACCAGTTTTTGTTTTTCTAGGAATCAATACTTTTCCAGGCTTGAGAAAAAATCCAGTACCATTCCAAATCCAATTATCTAAAGAACGTACTCGACCAAGATTATTGACTTGATAAAAACCTTCATAGTCATCAATATCTTTCCAAATCTCTTTACCCATTTAATCCTCCAAATCTTCTTCCCCAACAAAAGAAACAGCACTATTAACATTAACGTTATTTTCGTTAAAACCGTACATAGTATTCAACTCACTAACTGCATCAACAATACCTGTGACTTGAATTTTATTAAGATGATTTTTCTGACGAAGTTTAATCATCTTATTTACAAGACTTTTAATAACCCTCGGGTCTTCTTCTTCCTCAATTTGTTCCTGAAGGAATTGTAATTCTTCTTCAAAGGCTTGATTAACACGTTCCATTTCATTTTGGCAAGTAGCTATAACATAACGAAGTTTTTCAATGGATTCTTCCTTAGACCATTTTATAGACTTTAACTGTTCCTGTTCTCTAGCCTCAATTAATTTTCTAATGCGATTTGCGATTGCAGGTTGCTGTGCTTTCGAATAAGCCGATGCGCCAACACTTTTTACCGTATCTAATTTTTCCGGAAAATGTTGTCTAAAAGCATCAACATATCGAACACCCATTGCAATATCCATACAGAATGCTTCTTCTTGCTCTGTTAGAATACCTGCAAGAGATACTAATGCTGCCATAATTAACCTCCTTCTAAATAAAAATAAGGATACCAAAAAGATATCCTTATTCGTATCTTTTATTTAATTGTAGAACAGAAAGTTAAAAATGTCAACTATCTTTTGTTTCTAACAGGTGTGTTCCATTTAAAATGTATAAAAGATATTCACAACTTTTAGAAACGGCCGAATAATCCTCGTCGAATTTATCGCTATAACATTTCCATAATGTAAGGTTAGAACCGAAATAAAATATTCCATAATACTTTCCAGTAAACCCATCATAAAGTTTAAACTTTTGTTGAATTTTTATACCAAGCTCAGATAAAACC